TTTACCAGATAATGATGACATTAGTTCAAGTGTCTTACTAGAAATTGTAACACGATTTGGAAGTCCTGAAGCAGATACTTTTTTAAAAAAGTGTCGCCGTACAGCTATAAAAGAGATAGGAAAGTATAAGAAAATTCCAAGTGGTTCAAAACTTTGTGATGAGACATGCCCAATTTGTATTGAGAATTTTAAAGAAAATGATTACTGCCGAACTCTCAGTTGTTCCCATAGTTTCCATAAACGGTGTATAGACCGTTGGTTTCGCAAAGATCACTCAGATTGTCCAATGTGTCGTACAAAAATTCTTTAATTTAAATTAAAAATATAAATGTAAATTATAAGCACTTTAAGTAAAAAAAATGCAAAAGTCTGATTTTGTTGTTTTTACTAGACCCCCACGTGTTACACCTAGTAGTACTTACCCAGTTAAAAACAATGAACCTCCATCAAGCCCTAAAGGATTATTTATAGGTTTAGCTATTTTATTTTTTATCGTTTTTCTTGGTACATTAGTAGTTGTACATACACTTAAATATGACAAACAAACTATGCTTTCTTGGGGTATACCTGGATTAATATGTTTAGGATTAGGAATAATGTTTAGTGTTTTTGCCTCTAAATCAAAATTTGAGGAATCAAAAAATAATGATTAAAATTAAAATATTTAATTATTTTACAAAAACTTTAAATAAAAAATGGCAGAAAAAAGGAAGGAAATGCAGGATATACTGTTGGTGCTATTGTTTTCTTTTTAGCTTTTTTTGTTTCAGCATCATTTATACTAACTATAAAAGATCTAAGTATTAATAAAAAAATACTATATGCGCTTCCTACACTAATTCTTTTAGGATTAGCAATAATGTTTGCTGCTTTTGCTTCTAAATCAAAATCAAAATTTGAGGAATTAAAAAATAATGATTAATATTATAGGAAATGGGTTTTATAAATAATGTTCAATTTGGATTATCCGATGCTTGTAACCGTTATGCTAGTGCCTTTACCAGTTTAGATAAGATCTCCCATTTTGGAAAACATAATATATACACCAATGAAGAAGTTGCCGAATCAATGGCACTTAGCAATGCCTTTTTATCTATTTTAATAATTACTGGAATAGTTATTGGATTTATGGCAGTCCCCCATCTTTGCCCTGACCAAACAGACCGTGGAAAGAATGTTCGATTAGGACTTTATTTTATTTTACTTTTAACAGGTGGCCAACTCGGATGGTTTTTTGGTCTGCTCTGGGCATTCAAGATCAATTTTTGTGCTTAAATTTTAAAGTTTAAATTGATTTGCCGTGATGTTATGTAATTTTAAAAAACTAAGACATTTTTTAATACGTGAATTAAGTATATTTTTATAAATAAATAAATTTAATTTATTTAAATTTTGTTCTCTAAAAAGTCTAAAAATTAAATTTTGAAAGTATGTATTTTTATTATTTACCATTTTTATGGACTCGTTAATTGTTTTAATTTGTTCATAAATGATAAGATTATTAAAAATAGATATCTTCTTAAGATCAGGAAGAATCTTAAAATTAAAATTTGGAAAAAGTAAAGTAACTTTATTTTTATTTATTTTGAAATGTGTTATAACTTGTTTTATTTCATTTAAAAATAAAACATCACCACCTAAAAATCCATAACATACAAGGTATCTTTCTGAATTACAATTACGTGAACATTTTGGTTTAATTATTTTGACATACTTATAAAACATACAAAGTATTAAATAATAAATAATGCTATTATGAGATACCATGTCAAAAAATTTAATAACAAATGTTCCTCCTATTTTTTGAGTCATAAGAGCAAGGTAAATTTCACATAATAATAATTTACTACTTAAAATTTCTTGAGCAACAAATATTTTAACATCAAATCCACCATCTGCTGTAATAAGATCAAATCCATTAACAAATCTATTTTTTGAAATTTCAATTGTTTTATTAATAACACTAATTTCAGTTATGTCTTCATAAAATAAAGAACATGGAATATCTTTAAAACCACAAGATAATTTATTACTGTATTTTATATTAGGATCATATTTTGATATACTCATAAATTTTGTTTGAAGATTTTTCTTTCTACGAATATCTGTAACACATTCTATAAATCCACCAGGAGCCTCACATATAAAAAACGAATCACAGTTAGATTTACTCATTAAAGGTTCAAAATAAATAATTTCATACAACTTAAAATAAGCTCGTGATATAACTTGTTTTTTACAAAGTAAATGTACAAGTTCATGTTCATTGAGATACTTTGCAGCAGTTCTTCTAAAAGATTCTAAATTACTATCTAAACTATCAAGTTTTGCTTTTGTATTATCAAGATCAGCAAAATTTCCATAAATTTCATTTTTAAGTGAGCTTATATCTTTGTACTGTTGATAAGAAAACAAAGCTTGGTTTTTAAATAAATTAAAATTAATTTCATTTCTTCTAAAAATTATTATTTCCATTTAATCTTTGTTTTTTTTTATTTTATTTCTTTAAGCTAAACATGGGAAATAAAACAAGTTCTCCAAAAGAACCAGTTGAAATTACTGGATTTAAATTTGGAAGTATATACCCCAATGAGGGTAAGGTAAGACCAGGATATTATTTTGGGAATGGAAAGATAATGTACAAAGGTCTAGAAATTATAAAAATGCCTATGGAATCTGATTTTCAAAAGTTAAAATATGGATATCTCAAATCAAATTTACGTGTTTTTTATCATGGGAAAGATATTTTAGGTGCTAACCCAGCAACATTTTTAACAATTACAAGAAATAATGTTGGTAATTTATCAAAAAATAATGATAAAAACCAAACATTTAAAAAATTAAATTCCGTTTTGGGTATGGATTTTATAGGAAACCAAAAACGCATTTATTTTAAAGATAAAGTTATCCATACCGAATAAAACAATTAACTTGTTTTATAAAACAAAATGTAAGCATCATTGTAATTATATGGTTCAACTTTTACCTTTTCATCGTCTATAAAGAAACATTTTCCATTCATAATAGTATAATTTGTATAATGACCATTATATAAATTTCCAGTATGATTTATTATATTTGTTAAATGATAATCTTTTACTATTCCAGATTCAGTTTCTTTTATTTTAAGATTATCTTGAAATGTTACTTCTGAATTTATTTTGTTTCCGGTAAATGTATATCGTTTTAAAACTATAATAAGAATTTTAGGAAGTGTTTGTAAATTAATTTTTTTTTCATATACTTGTTTAGATTTACATGTTTCACAATAATATAAATTATCAGCATCAGTATGGATTTCTTTTTCAAGATAACATTTAAATAAATCAATTAAATTTGAATTTTTTAAAGGAATATTTAAATTTATGGAATTGTATTCTTCAAATATATATTTAATTGTTTTACAATTTAAGCAACATATACTTGTTTTTGTTTTTCCATGATAAAGTGGAATAAATGGTCCACTCATAGAGTTTAAATTTGTTTGTTTATAAGGACATTCTTTTATAAGAAGTTCTAAAAAAGCTAAAATACATTCATGTGCATCTTGTTGTTCAAATTGTTTAAATGGTAACTGTTCAAGTAAATTAGTTGTTCTAAAGAGAACTGCCATATATTCTTTATTTTCATTAAGATCTATAGTCATTTTTTTTAATTCAGTTACAAATGGAAGGTCATAATCTTTAATAATATCTTGAAACTCCTGATTGTGTATAAAACATTGTAAAACAGAATTGAGATAACATGTATTCCCTAAATTTGGAAATACACTTAATTTCATTTTAATTTAAAATATTTTTATTGTTTATAATACTTTAAATTCAAATGGAAAATTTAAATATTAAAACAATTTTAATTTTAATACTTTGTGTAGTTTTTCTTGTAGGTTTAATTTTATTGTTAGTTGGAACTATAATAAAACACACTGCAAAAACAGATGATAAAAAGAAAACAGGAGATAATTTATTAATTGCTGCGGCAAGTATGATGGGTATACCTGTTATAATGGGTATTGCAGCAAACCCTGGTGGTTTTAAACATCTTGCTCTTATGATGTTTCTAACAAGATAAACTTTTTTTACAAAAAAATTTTTACTTAAAAACTTAAAAGTAAATTAAAGTAACTTTAAAGATGAACGAAATACGTACTCATTGTCTGGAAAAAATCAAAGTTGTATTTAATAATATGGATTGGACTATTGTTGATAAAGACAATTTAATGGAACGTTTAGATCAATCAATACTTGATACAGATATTTATGAACATATTAGAATCAATAAAATACTTTCTCCAACATGGAAACAAGAACTTCTAAAAATGCCTGAAGTTATGGAAAAAAGTATTTACAATACAACTATAAAAGAAGCAAGAGAAAAACTTATAGAACGCTCATGGAGTAATATGGTATTTAGAAGACTTTATATTAAAAACTATAAAACAATTATATTTAATATTAATTATAATAAAAATGCTGATTTTGTATTAAATAAAATTAAATATGGTTTATGGGAACCTCAAAATATAGTTTCCATGAAAGCCCAAATACTTTATCCTGATCTTTGGGAATCTATTTTATTAAAAAATTCTAAAAAGATGGCTATGTTGGGTAAACAAAATAATGAACAGGGTTCTACATCATTTCGTTGTGGAAAATGTCGTAAATTTAATTGTACATATTTTCAAATGCAAACCCGTTCGGCAGATGAACCAATGACAACATTTATGACATGTTTGGAATGTGGTAATAGATGGAAATTTTAAATTAAAAGAAAATTTAATTTAATTTAAAGGTTTAAATAAATTAAAAATAAAATAAATTAAATGGATAATCGTGAAAAAATTAAAGAAAAGTTAAAGAAGAAACGTGATTCTCGTAAAGGTATAAATACAAAAGAGCATCATTCATTTGATGAAAGCAATACAGATATTATGGGAATGCTTGATAAAGTAAATAAAATGCTTAAAACAAACCCACAAATGGTTCAACAAATAAGTAAGTGTGTAAGTAATGTTATGAATAATAAAGATCTTATGAGTTCATTAACAAATCAATTTGGAAATGAACTTAATGTAAAGGAAGCTCAAGTTGACCAAACTTTAGATAAAAGTTCACTAGATGAAAGTTCCGAAGCTTCATCAAATGAATCTAAACAATAATCAAGTAAACGTTCACTAATATAACTTTTACGGGCAATACTTCGAGTATGTCCTAATTGATGGGCAGTTTCATCAATACAACTCAAAACTATTTTTTTTGGTTTAAAATTTTGTTGGTTTGTTTTAAGCAACCTTTTCTTTTTCTTTAAAAACGCTTTTATAAAGAGCATATTTGCAGAGTACGTCCTAAAGTCTTTGCATGTATATTCTTTTCCCATAAATTTTTTAAGATAATCATTTAATTCTTCTGAATTTATTGTTTGGAAATTATCATAGTAAAATAATGGTTTGTTGGAACTTGGATCTTTTAATTTTGTAAACCATGAATTATATTCCAGTGGTATATCAATTGAATGTTCAATGTTACTTTTACCCACAAACTGTAATAAATATTTATTATCTTTAAATTTAAGATGTTTTTGACGAAGAGTTGTTAAACCGTACGTTTTATTTTGTTCAGCATAAATTTCATTTCCTACACGTATATGGAGATCAATAAGTAAATTAAATAATAGATGAATAAGATTTTCTTTATTTACCGTTTGAGTTTTTAATTTAATTTTTTTTTTAAATGATGCTAAATCTCGAATAAATTTTTTCATACGATTAAATTTTTCAGAATGAGCATTTTTTATCCATTGTTCAGAAAGTATGTATTGTTTTTTACCACCTTGATCAATTCCATGAACTTGAATATGACAACGTGAACTTGTAGCATACCAAACATTTTTCCATGCTGGAGGAACAACAAATTTATTAACACGTTGAAGGATCCTAGGATCAATAACTTCTTTATTATTTTTATTAAAATAAAATTTTAAACCTTGCCGATAAATACCCTGATCGGAAAGATATATTTTATGATCCATTAATATGGATATTTTTTTTAAATTTAAAATTTTAACCAATTAATATTTCTGAAAAATATTTAGGTTTTTTCCCAAGATAATTTAAATTATCTTTTTCTGTTAAATTGCCTGTTCCCGAAGTGTTCTAAAATTTAACCATTTTAAATTTAAAAAAAATTATTTTGTTAAGTTAATTTTAATTTTTTCACGAGGTATTTTTTCAACTATATTAATAAGATCATATATTTTACATTCTAAAAAGTCATTAATATAACAAGTTTTCCATATTAATGTATTTTTATTAACCAATAATTCAATTTCAATTTCATATTTTGTTTTTAATATACCACCATTATTTTCATTAACAATAGTAAGATCATACTTAAAATCTTCAGCCATAAAAGTTTTTCTTGATTTATTACGTATCAAACAATCTGTTTTATCAAAAGTTTTAATTTGAGACCTCAAACTAAATTCCTGACTTAAAGAGTATCTTATGTCAAATGGACTACAATTAATTTGGAAATCTTCTGTTTTAACACGTTCCTTTTGTATAAGCTCTACCTTTGATTCTTTGATTTTTGGTTTAGCTTGTTCCTTTGTGTTAGCGTTTTCCTTTTCATTATTTATATCGGTAATAAGTTTAAGATTATTTTTTATATATTCAACTGTATTTTTATTTATTATACTTACCCAATCACCCATTTCCAAAGTTTCTTTGATTTTTTCAAAATATTTACGGTCAACACATGAATCAAATTTATTCTTTCGTAAAGTTCCCAATCGAACTTCAATTTCTACAAATGGCAAAACCATAAAATCGTAAGGTTGCTCCATATAAAAAGTTAAAGTTAAATTAAAGTTTTAAGTTTAAGTTTATTATTAATTTAACTTTAATTTTTTAAGTAAAATAATTTTTGTAAAAAAAAAAATTTAAATCATTTTAGAAAAAGCACCAACCCTTTGTTTAGATTTATTTAGTAAATAAATTACTAAAACTAAAAGGGCTATAGCACCAATAACATAAAGTATATTTGTTGAATTACTACCAAAACTACTTTTTACACCAAAAGCATTCATAAATGAATCAGATGAGGAAGCCATAGTTGGTTCAGAACTTGAACTTTTAGGTGAGTTTGGATTTACACCAAGTTTAGTAAGAAACTGTGTTTTAAATTCAGAATCTTTATTAAAAATGATTTCCATTAAAATATCTAAAACGTTATCCTTAAGATCAGGTGTAAGTTTACTCCAATTCATTTGAAGTTCTTTCATAAAAGATGCAACATTTCCAACATTTATATTATTTAATCCATATTTTGGGGCTAAATAGGTATCAAAATAAAATGAAAGATCTTGTTTTGGGTCGATATATTCACGACTTCTTGTTGACTTATTATCAAGTGAATACTCACAATCATTATCTAAATCTATATATCCTGTTGGTGAAACAAAATTTGCTCCAGACATAATTTTATTAATTGCTTTTATTTTTTTTTAAACAAAAAAAATTTAATTAAAATTATTCATTTTGTTTATTTTAGCTGGATGGAGAACTTTTTTCCAGAATAAATATAACATTGCCATTACAATAATCCATGTTATTA